CAGGCAAGGAGTGCGAGGAGACTTTGGAGTTTGTCCATGATTGCGAGACAAATTGGGGTGTCAAGATAAATTGGCTAGAGTACAAAGCCCATGAAACCCCAAAAGACAGGTTCAGAGTGGTCAATTTTGAGACGGCAAGTCGTGATGGAGAGCCGTTCTTTGACTCAATTAACCAAAACGGCAAGCCATACCTGCCGAATCCAGTTGCCAGAATCTGCACAATCAACATGAAGATTCGGGTAATTCACCACTTTTTGAAGTCTTTGGGGTGGAAACACAACGAAAACATGGATTGGGTGGGCATTCGGGCAGACGAACAACGAAGGGCAGCCAAGATTGACCGAAGCAGAACGCCTTTGGTGGCGGCAGGAATTACCAAAGAACACGTTGGAGCGTTTTGGAAAAGCCATGCATTTGACCTTAAATTGCCAAACAACAATGGGGTGACGATGCACGGCAATTGCGACTTGTGCTTTTTAAAGCCAGCCCACCAGATTCAGTCGCTGATCCAAGAAAAACCCGAAAGGGCTTTGTGGTGGATGAAGATGGAAGCCCACGCCAACAGTTCAAATAAAACCTATGGAGATGGGGCAAAGTTCCGCAAAGACCGCCCAAGTTATGCAGAAATGCACAAGTATGCTTTGGCTCAGACAGATATGTTTGACAAAGATGAAGAAGGAATTGCTTGTTTTTGCGGAGACTAAGGGTAAATCCCTATTCAAACACCTATCAAACAGGCTTAGAGTGTAATTTTTAACAGGAGTAAATCATGGAAAACAAGTACGAATTTGACACAACCGCAGGTGCGGGTAGCGAAGTGGTAACGATTGTCTATCATTATGAACACGATGGAGAAACCAGTTACAACGAGAAAATCGAGGAAATTTGGTTTGAGGGACGCAATGTCATAGGGCTTTTCTCTGATGAGCAATTCAAAGAATTAGAGATGGAAGCAGCAATGCGTTTTCAGCACCACAAACAAACCAAAGGCCAGGAAGTGGATTTTGAGCCATGAATGAGCCAACCAAAGCAATCCAATATTTAATCGATACAGCCCCTTTGTATGCAAAAGCAAAGGCAGATCGAATATACTTAGAAGAATTCAGAAAATCCCGCAAGGCTCAATTGGCAAGCCAAGCGGGGACAGAAGTTCTTGGAAAACAGGAAACCTTTGCTTATGCCCACCAAGATTACATCCAAATACTTGAGGGAATTAGGGAAGCCGTGGAAAGAGAAGAAAAATATCGTTGGTTAATGACGGCAGCACAAGCCAGAATTGAAGTTTGGCGTACAGAGCAATATAGTGCCAGGCATGAAATTAAAGCAACTCAATAATGCAATCAAAGAATAAAGCTAAACCAACGGCTAGTGAAAGATTGCATATTGCTAAAATAAAGTTAATGCCATGCATTATCTGTGATTCACCACCACCAAGCGAATGCCATGAGATTAACCAGGGACAGTGGTTTACATCAATGCCACTTTGTGCCGATTGCCACCGAGGTTCTCTTAATGGAATTCACGGGCAGCGTAGACTATGGAACGTCTACAAAATGGATGAATTGTCTGCTTTGAACGAGACGATCCGCAGAATATGCGAAGAGATGCCCCTAAAAAGCACTAAAAGCCCGTTTTAAGCGTTTTTTATCATCGGTGCATAGTAGGGTAGCATAAACCAAAAAAAAGCCCGTAAAGGCTTAAATTTTAGGCAACAAAAAACCCGCTCATTAGGCGGGTTCTAGGTTTATCGTTTTCCTGAAAGTATTCTAAGGATTAGGGCTGCAATTGCATAAATCATTCAAGCCCCTTAAATTGTGCAGCAACCACAGCATGGTGCATCAATACAGCGTCCACGTTTATTTCTGTAAAACGTAGAAGGCCCGTTTTCACCGATGAAAGTTATAGTGTCAGAATCGGGTTGCAATTGTGCTGTTTTATTGCTTGTGTCATACAAAATATAGTCCCCTGGCTTAATAAGTGCGCCAGATAACTTACATTTTCCAAAATATTTTGCTTTCATTGTTTTAAGCATAGTGAACACCCCTAATTTGAACAAAGCCACCATTGTCTTTTTTTGCTTTCCCTTTGGCATATAAGGCCACAACTACAGATTTTGGTTCTATGTGGCGCACATCGCTATTGTCTCCATCAATTACACGCCAGCCACGAAAATTATTAGGGATATCGCTTTGCTTTTGGAAAACTACAGCCGTACGGGAATTATTAGGGTTAGTTAAGCCCTTAATTGATATCGGTTTTGGGGTAATAGCCGAAAAACTATATGTAAGATCATAATTACCCGCTGTTTTCCCGTCTAATTTTCGTGAAGGGTGTTTTGTATAGTCGTAAAATTGAACATCTGGGAACAACTGAAAAATTGTTTTTCCATCATGCACAATAATATTTTCAAAAGCGATATCACTTGTACCATTGGGGCGTACCAAAGGGTTTAAACCGATGCGCTTTGCTTTATTAGCCAAAGACCACACGTCAGCGCACAATGAAAGCATGAAAGCTGCTTCATTATTGTAAAAAAACTGTGTTTTTGATTCCCTGGCCTTTTGTACGCTGTTAAATGCGCCACGCCCTGCACTTTTTAGGCAACCCTCGAAGCAGCCAGCCAGCTTAGCCAAAGGGCAAAGTATTTCATCGGGTACAAGATAGACGATACCCGTTAAATAACCGATCTTTTCACCCTTAATTGTTTTTGCCGATGATTCCCCCAAAATTGTTTTGTAGGGTAGGCCACGAGCAGCCAGGATTGTTTTGTATGGATTTTTCATTGTTGACACCTATTAAAAAAGAAAATTATTTGACCAAAACATCAAAATAAGCCAGTAGACCTATGCAAAGCAATAGCCCGATGACCACAGCTGCAAAGATATCTAAAAGGGTATTTTTCATTGTTCACACCTATCAATTGACACTAGATCCGCTAGTTCGGTATCAGTAGAGTAACGACAAAAAAAGAAAAAACTATTAGGACAAACCCTAATAAAGTACAATTATTTCAAATTATTTATTTAAGGTTAGACAATGGCAAGGCCGCCAAAAGTAGACACTGTTCAATTTAGACGGAAGCTGGATAACCCCAAGCTGCAAATTCTATTGAGTGCTGGACAAGGGAATATTAGCCAGGGTTTTGAAAACCTATTGAGCTTGTATCAACACTTGCATTGCCTGGGATATAGAACGGATAGCCCCTTAGAGACAATAGGGTTAGTAACTAACCTAGACGAAAAGAAAAGGGATAGCCCTAACCATGTCAATCAATAGGGTAAACAGTAAGGGAATAGACAAGGGATAGATAAGGTGAACGGATAGAACTAGATCAATAAAGTAACACTAAAAAGCACCCGCCACTACTTACACTTGCATGAAACGTAAATGAGAATCATTCGCATCTAGACAACTGTATAAATTAAATATTATCAAATTGTTTGCGTAATACCATAGGGATAAACCCTTAGTCCAAGCATTCTTTTACGCAAATATCGACACCTGGCAGAGTTGAATAAACCTTCGTAACGTGGATGTTTATGATCTGCGAATCGTCATGGTAAACAACTCCGTTCATGCCATCTTCTACGCTCTTTAGGATATTGCTTGCGTCAGGCTTCTTTGTTGGCTTCTCTGACCCATCAGAAATGGCTTCTAGACGCTTTTTAGTGCATGACTTAGGGATTGGTACTCTGATGTACAAATAAAGGCTCACAGGGGTTTCTAGTGGCTCTGAGCTGCCCATTGCCTCTATTGCCGCATCCCTGATTAAAGTTTCATAGGTTCTTGTCTTCTCAGGGGTGTAGGTGCTGACAAAGTTACCCCTCTTAACGTATCTAGCCCTTTGTTTGCCAACAGGGTTAGCGTCTACTTTGAAATTAACAATAAAGGTCATTTGATTATGTCCTCAACTTTCTGTATTCTTTGACCTATCCATGCCATGACAGGGACTGCCATACTATTGCCCAATGCTTTGTATCGAGGGCCATCAGGGGTTGGTTTGTTTTTTAACTTGATGTCGGTGTAGTTATCAGGAAAGCCTTGAAGACGTTCACATTCTGTTGGTGTAAGTCTACGAACAGCCATAGCTTGTTGAATTACTACGGCTTCATTTCCTTGCGTGGGACGATGGGCATCTTGCGTAAGAGCACCAACTCCATCATCTTCACGAATTTGACGACCCGGAGACATTAAATTCATTGACCATGCCGTTTGGTTAGGTGTCAAAACAGTCCCTATCGCCTCATTATTAGCTCTTGATTGGAGTGTTTGGCTAATGTTTCCTGCCTGTAAGTTGTAGGTGTCAAAGGAAATAGGCTGCATAACAGTTGGGCCGCTATGAGTCGCACTTGTAGCGTCTGCGGTGAATGTGCAAGCAATATCGCCTGTAATTGTGCCGTTATAAAGGTCTGTGCCAACTGCCTCCTGAATTGTCTTTGAAACCATTGGCAAATTACCGCCTCCAGTACCCCATCGAGATGTGACTGTTGAGCAAACATCTCCTAATTCTTTTACTCTGCTATCTGCTGGATGATTTTCATAAACCGACGTGGTAATTTGTTGTGGGACTAATCGTCCTGTATATGCGTCTTGTCCGGTGTAAGAGCCGGGATGGCTATCAGCACATAAAGTGCCAACAGTTTCTTGAATAACTGGGATCATCTTTGCTGAATTTTTGTTCATTCCATCAGTCCCAGCATCTTTGTAATCTCTGGCTGAAAGTGGGCCAGATAACTCAACGCCACAATCCATAACGACCATTGCTTCGGCTTCTACTCGCTCATTCCCTGTGCAACTGAATGGAGGGCCGTTTGTAACGCAGGGGGCAATTCTTTTCCCCGCTTCTCTGCGCGGCGCAGGATGCCCTTGCAAGCTGTGGCGCTCAAAAAGAACCGCCGCGGCAGGTCTCCAATCTCCAAGGTATCCGACAACGAACACACGCTTGCGTCTTTGGGCCACTCCGAAGTATTGAGCGTCAAGCACCCTGTATGCGAACCCATACCCGCAGACTGCCAACCCTCCGAGGAAACTACCAAAGTCCCGTCCATCAGCGGAGGACAAAACGCCGGGGACATTCTCCCAGACCAACCAACGGGGGCGATGTTGTTTAGCAATGGCAAGATAGGTAAGCATGAGGTTACCACGAGGGTCATCCAATCCTTTTCTGAGTCCTGCGACTGAGAATGATTGACAGGGTGTTCCTCCAACGAGAACATCGACATTTGATTCAATTTTCCACTCCTTAAATTTTGTCATGTCGCCCAAGTTGGGGACTGTTGGGTAATGATGTTTTAGTACTTGGCTCGGAAAAGATTCAATTTCTGAGAAAGCCACAGGATTCCAACCTAAAGGATGCCAAGCAACAGTTGCTGCCTCTATCCCACTACAAACCGATAAATAGTTCATTCAATTTGTCCATCTTTCATTTGACGCATATAAAACCTGACCCGATCTCTTGCTCCTGATCCATAGACCTTTTCGCAACGCTCAAGCCTGGCACGAACAAAATCGTTATCTCTGTTTGATTGCCAAGTTCGGTATATTTCCCTTGCTTCGGCTTTCTCTAGAACAACCCTGTCTCCTGCATTAGATATATTTTTTCTACTGTATGCCATAGGTATATACCCTACTCATCTAAGTCACCAGTTAGGATTAACGCTTCAGTAATGAGACGTACGGGATATGGTACGCCTTCCTTAACTCTGTCTAGCAGTCTCATAGCTTCAAAGTAGTTCATGCTTTAGTTTCTTTTCAAGAACATAAGACCAAACCGCACCGCCTGAAACCTTGGCTACAAACTGAAGCGCAACAATCTCAGGCATCAAAGCACCAAACGCAATCGTTGGGAAAAGTAGCGAGTCAACGGCAGCACCAGCAGTATTTGAAACATTTGCTCGTTTAATCCATGACCCTGTGGTTTTTACAAAAATAGCCCAATCCACCAAAGCCGCCACCAAGAATGACACCGCAGAAGCTACCGCAATCATTCCTGCCGCAGGGTTTAGCAAATAGGTCAAAGCACCTGTTCCCAATATCAAGCCACCCATTTGCCATGTTTTGAGTCGAACATGAAGCCAATCTCTCAGCGTCAGATCAAGTCCAATCAGTAAAAATGCGTTTATTGGGCTGATTGCTGGCCCAAATGTAGCCACTAAAAGGT